TCTTTTAATTCTGTTTTAACAAATCCCGCAAAATCAACAAACGCTTCTGCTAATTTTCCGGCTCCCGTACCTGAATTACCATATTCTGTTAACGCCCCCATTACAGTGTCTGAAAATTTATCAATTTCTTTAGCAATATTTTTTGAAGATAATCCTTCACTTGGAATATCACCAATAGCTGTACCAACTTTTCTAATCCCAGTCAATAATTGTCCACCGGATTTACTACCGGCCAACCCTAAACCTGTTCTATCACCTAAACTATTAATTGCCGCAGTAACAGCCTCAGTCGCAGACAACTGTTGTTTTGCCAACTCTTCCATTGTTGGAGGAGCGGTATTAGCCATTTTTTCAAGAGCAGCAACATCATCTTTACTTAATTCAGATACAGACTTTTCTTGTTGTTTACCTTCTGCGTCGGTAAATTTAACTTTATATTCACCCCCCGCACCCATTTCCGCCATATTGGCAATCATTTTCTTTTGGTCTTCAGGTACATCCGGAAATGAAATTTCTTTCATTTTCTTGTCTAAATCCGCACTACCCAACGCCATTTTAGCTAAAGTACCACTAGCTAACCCCATAGCTTGTTCGACTTCTCTTATTTGACGTTTAGCCCCCGGCATAATTTCAAAATGTCCATCTTTACCAAGTTGAACAAATTGTTTACTCATTTCAGCAATTTGATTTTGTAATTCCGCAGGGTCATTTTGTGATAAATCCATTAATTTTAATGGGTCTAATAATGAACTTTGAGAAACCCCCAATCTTTGCATTGCAGCGGCAACTTCAATCGCCCCCTCAGGATTAAATACTTTTTCAGCAAACCCTAATGTTTGAGACATATCAATTCTTAACGAGGTAGCTTGTGCGGCCATTTTAGCCAAACCTTCAACACCTCCCGCAAAATTATATTTGTTAAGTGCCTGCATATTATCTAAAACTTTACCTGAAACCGCTTGAGCGTTAACACCGGATTCTCTTGCAACATTAACAACTTTTAACATTTCTGCGGTAGCTTTTCCGGAAGAAATACCTACATCCGCCATACCACCAACAATTTTACTTGCCTCTTGACCGGTAACTTTCATTGTTGCGTATAAATCTTTAGTTGATTCTTCGGTTAAAATAACATTTCTACCCAATTCTTTAGACGCCTCTTGTTGAATTTTAAGAACATCCTCAATATCTCCACCTAATTTTCTAACAGAAGTAACGGATTCGGACATACTCATACGTAATATGTCCGCCATAGCTTGACCTTGACCAAACTGCTTAAGCATTTGACTCGCAGCATTGTCAAGTGTTACGACTACTTTAGCAATCATTTCCGGGTCAAAATTTGACTTAACCGCTTTTTCTGCATAATCTAAAGGTGATTTACCTCCCGGTGTTTCTGGTGTTGGCATAATTAAATGTGTTTCTAAATAAATACACCAAACATAGTTTTTGATTAACTAGTCTGGTGTGTTATTATCTATTAATTTATTTATAATGTATTTTCTAACATATGTCGGCATTGAATGAAAATCCGAATATGATATACGAAGTGATTGAGCTAAATACATATATTCCTCAATCATCATTTGTCTATGACTAAAAGAAAGGTCGAAAAAAGTCCACCCCAAAGGTAATCTCGAAAGACACCAATTCTCCTGAAGGGGCGATTACACTTCTTTTTAAGTCCAATGACGGCTCATTTTCTCTTAAAAAATTTCTTATGTATTTTGAATCCATAATTGGTAATGAATCTACAAATAAACCAATTTTTGCTCTATCTTGGTCTCCATCTACTTCAACAATATGTTTTTGTAATTTCCAAGTAATTCTTGGGGCTTGTAATCCCACAGGATATTGTTCCGCTTGTTTATCTAACTCAATTGTGTCATAGAATGTTGTTGGTCTTAATTTAACGGTTACACCTGTTCTTGGTAATTTAGTAGTAAATGTACCATCTTCATCCGGTTTAACTTGAGTTTTTTTAATATTTAATTCATCTAAATTAATTTTACCAACAAATGGTTTGTCCGTTGCCGGGTCGGTTAAATTAACACTATATTCAGACCCAAAAGAAGTATTTCTTAAAAATATTAAAATGGCTTCAACATCACCATCCAATAATTCTTCAGGTCGTAAATCGTGTTCGTAAACTTTATTTCTTAATAATTTTAAGATTATATTTTCACTACTACGTCCGGCACCAATTAAATAATTTTCATCATTAGCCGTTAAATAACCAACTTTAACTGATTTCTTTTTTGATTTGTAAAATACACCACCTGTAGGTAATGTAACCACGTCGTGTGGTAAATTGAATCCTTGTGTTCCAGCATCTAATAAATTTTGTTCCATATATTTTTCTTTTTATAATAAATAATAAGAAATGTTTTTTTTATATAAATAAAAAACCCCACATAATTAAATGTAGGGTTGAATATATTATGAGTTTTATAATATTAGTAAACTAATATACATCTATCCATACGAAGAGTTGTTGTAATACCCGCAATAGCATCATCCGCATAACCTAACGAATCAAAATTAACATCAGTTAAAAAAGTTCCTTCTAAAATCCATTTTTCCACAACAACACCTGTTGGGTCTAACATCTCAAGGTCGATGTTCTTCTTGTATCCCGCTGCGTACCCCATACGACCCGTAACTGATTCAGCACATAAACGAACCCATTCCATAAGAGCTTGTGATGCAGAAGGTCCGATTGGGTCACGGAATTTAACACCAATAGTTCCCCAAGTAAAACGACCCGCAACATAAGTTGAAGTGTTTAAGAAAGGTATCTCAACATCTTTAATAGTGATATGTGGTCTAGCAGCTGTTTCTACGAACCATTCGTTAATCCCTAAAGTAGATGGGAATCGTAAAATAAACCTATTTTTTCTTTTTGGTTCATACGGTATGGGCATTTTCATTAATAAATCAGCCATTGTCTATTTGTTTTTAATTTTTATTTTTTTATCTTGTTTATTATAAATATTACCTATTTAATTTTTTTATCTTGACTTTTAGATTTAAATTTTTTATAATTCTAGAAATTCTAGTTATTATAATTAATTATTTAATAGTTTTTATTTATAATAATTATTTTAATATTCTCTTTTAATTCCTCCTGCTGTTGAATAAGTTTTAATAATATTTTCTGGGTCTTGCTCAAAATGTTTTTTAACTACGTCCACATTTTTTAAGTCGTCATCAGAAAAACCTATTTTTGGGACAAAATAATTATTTATTTTATTTTTTAAGAATGCCTTTTTTTGTATATGTTGAGACATCTCTTTAACATATTTAACAAAATCTTTTAATGCCTTAATTTTACCTTCTTCCGGATTAGTTGCGGAACCTTCTCCATAACTTACAGGATAAAACCTACATAAATCCAAATATTCTCGAATCATCTCTCTTTTAGAGACATTTTCTTCATCCGCTAAATCACGATATTTTTCTAAATTTCTAACTAATTCGTTTGAATCAATACCATTAATATTTGAAACAATGTAATTGTAACAAGCCTCTTTTAGTACTGATGGTGTATGACCTCTTGCGGTCACTATTGAAAAAATTGACCCATTATTTATTGCCTCAACAAAATCAGGCCAAGCAGGTCCTGGTTTAGCGGTTAATGAATCAACAATAAATTGTTTATCACCTTTAACTCCAAACCATCTAAAAGGGTTTTCCGCAAACCCTACTATTGTGTGTCCGTCAAACTCAATAGGTTCTTTTCCAATTTCTTCTCTGTAAGTCGCAAAATCTTCGGTTGACATACCAACCTCATCACCGTCTTCATCTTTTAATATTATTTTTGTGGGCATCGATACAATATTGTCGTCCCAATCAAATGCGTAATATTTTTCATCAGGAGCACCAAACTCATCTATTCCTTCAACTATTCTATTTTTTAACATAATTTTTAATTAAGGCTTAATTATGACCCACCCTAAGATGAGTCATAATTTTTTTATTATATATTCTCGAAAGAAGCTCCGGTTGGAGTAATATAGAATGTAATATCTATAAATTCTAACGATTTGGTTGGTTTGATATAAATCTTACCGGTCATTTGATTTCTATCTAAATCAGCCGCGTCTGACGAAACTGTTACACGGAAATCGTATAAACCTCTGTCTCTTCTGATAGCATCTAAGATAGGGTTAACAGCATCTAAGAAGTCTTGTCTTACTTTTTGGTCGTTTTGTTCAAACAATAATCTTACAGATACCGCTGAAATTAATTTACGAGCTTGAAGTAATAATCTTCTAACATTTATTCTATCAAGTGCTGATTGTGCGACTTGTAGAGTTTTGTTACCCCAAATTACGGTACCAACATCAGAGAAAGTCGCGATTGGATTAATACGTCCTTGATAAAGAGTATCTCTATCTTCTTGAGTAAGTTTCTTTCTTGCTTTGATTGCGTTTACAATACCTCTTGTGTAACCTGCCGCTGCGAACCAAGGGAACGCGATATTATCGGTTAACGCTAAGTTTCTAACAACTTCTGCCGTTGGTGGTAAGTAGATTTGTGTATTATTAACACTATCTCTTGTCAATACCCAAGGGTAATAAGTTGCAGTATAGTTAGAGTCAATACCACTTTCTTCTAAAATATTTACCGCCTCTTGTGGGTAAATTAATGCACTTGGGTCAGGACTTGGAATAAATAAATCACTATCAGCCGTTGTACAAATATATAATGAGTCAGCTCTGTTAAACTCAATCATTTCAATTGCCTCCTCAACTAAGTCAGAGTTATTTGAATAATCAATACCCGGAGTAACAAATATGTTAATATTAACCGCCTCAGGATTTGAGAATGTTTGTTGTCCTAATAAGTATGCGTAGTAATCAGAATTACCATAATCAACACTATTGTTTCCAACAGTGATTTTCTTGAACGCTCCCCATCCTGTAGCTGTTGGATATTGTATATCCGTACAAGCTCCGTTTAAGTAACCTCTTCTACCTAATTTAAATGTATCTGTGTTACTTCTAGATTCTCTATAGATGTCCCACCCGTCAAAACCACCTTGTACTAATAATGAGAATTTACGTGAGTATATTCTGTAGTAAGGACTTGTTTCACTTGTTGGGTCAGATGTGAATGTTGCGTCACCAACATAATAAGCCGGAGTTCCACTTGTTGTATATACGTTTGATATTGTAATACCACTTGCGTTTTTATCCATATGGAAACCTTTTGTTAATGTTAACCATTCTGCAGCATCACTATCAATACATAGATTTAAAGGTTTTTGTTTACCTTTATATTGGAAGAAATCAACATCGTATCCAGCTCCGTTTCCTGTTGAAACCCCTAAGTAAGTTCTACGAACATTATCACCCGGACTTAACGTAGCGTCGTTACCACCTGAACTTAATCCAAATGGTGGGTCAAATACTACTTCACCAGGGTAATCATATTTAGTTTTGTAAATCGGGAATGGAGACCTTGATGAACCGTATTGTCTGAATTTAAATCCTTGGAATCCACAAGGTAATGTGTCAATTGGTGCGTCTTCATTCATTTCTACCATAATGTATTTTGAATTCAATTCATACTCACCATCAGTTGTACCAATTTTTTTAGCCACAAATGAATTATCATTTGGGTTCATAGTACAATTAGTAAATTTCTCAATAACTACAGGATTATTATCCGTATCATAGAAATCTCTAACCAAAATATCAAATGTTAAATTACCGAAAGACATATTCGCAATAGATATTTTAACTTCAGTATTAGCAGCATTACCATCAGATATCGTTGCAAATCTAAATAAGTTAAATACTTTATTACCTCTAACTTCAGAAACAACCCACGGAGAAACCGGTGTTTGATATCTTTCTAAGTAGTAAGCAATTGATGAAGAATCTCCACCCGCTGCTCTTGGTAAATCTAATAAATTACAATTTAAACCTCTAATATATCCTTTATTATATCCATAATTCAATAACGCTTGGAATCTTTCTTCGACAAATACCGGAACTGTTGTTCTTGGTTTAGCAAAATTTGAAGAACCAAATACTTTAGGTAAATATTTTGAATCTGACTCACTAAAAGACGTTTCAAAGAAGAATGTATTACCATCATAATCAGTCACATTAAGACCAAACGTTGCGAATGGATTTTTAGCAATGTTTGAATAAGTTGATGCAGTACAATTAATAGACACATCTGTTGCTCCTGTAACTTCATAAGCCGGACCATCACTACCTGTACCATAAGTTGCAATACCTCTTGAACGAAGTGTTGCTATAACCATATCATCAAAATCAGTATACGAAACACCTGAATATGTGTAAATTTTACCACTTACCGTACCACTATAACAAGTTGTTATTGTTCCGGTATTATTTGAACCTGTATTACCTGATGTTGCAGGATTACAAGGATTATATACACTAACATTAACAGTCCAACTTTGTACATTAGAACCATCTTGTGAAGTTAAAACATATGTTTTTGTTCCCGCTGAAAAGTTTTGTGTTGTTCCTGTACTTACTTGTTGAACACCACTAACGGTAACACCTGTTGTACAAGCACTATATACAACAGTTAATGCTGTTAATCCTGATGTTGGTGTACCTTGTGGTAATACAACGTCAATTGTATTTGTATTATAATTTATACTACCAACAGTATTTGAAACTGTTGCAGAACTCATAGAAAATGAATAGAATGTTGCACAATTTGATGATGATGTTGTTGCAGTTAAATTAGTTACAACATTATAGAATGAGAAACCACTATATGAACCATTAGTGTTATCGAATAAAGAATAATACCAAGGGTCATTATTAGCATCTGTGTAATCAGCATTAGTTGAACTTACACTATCAATACCATAAACATTATTTTCCGAAGTATAAGCACTTAAAGAGTTATAGTCAGAACCTGAAATAGTACCATAGTAGTTAATTGATGTTGCCGAACTACTTGGTGTAGTTATAATGTTAAATAATTGTGTTTGAATATTATCTAAAATTCTTGAAGTACTACCGTTAAAGGTTTCGTAAGTATCATTAATTTTATTTGATATAGGTGATGGGACACCAGATACTTCAACAGTACCAATCCCACTATTACAACCTGTAAAAGTAAATGTGAATGGTGTTATAGTATAACCTGTACATACGTTAGCACATAACGCTAAGTCATATGTAAACCCTGAACATTTAAATCCTACGGTTGATTTATCTACGTTCGCGATTGTTCTAAAAGACCAAGATGGTCCCGCGTCATATCCTGACAATCCCAAAATTCTTGTAACAAACAACTGATTAGATTGTTGTAAATAAGATTTTGCGATATACGAAGCTTCATACTTCGGTATTTGTGTATTAATAAATTTTTCAGGTGTTGTCCCTCCAAAGAAGTTAGTAAATTCATCAAAATTTCGTATAAAGATAGGTTCGAAAGCTGGACCTTTAAGAGTCTCACCAACAATACCTAATGTGGTTACACCCACACTCTGTGCTACGAAACTTAAATCAACTTCGGAAGTATATACCCCGGGAGATACGAATACTTTGCTGTTTGTTGCCATTAGTTTGTCTTGTTTATAATTTTATTTATATATAAATATTAAAAAAAAATCAAAATACTTTACTTCGTAGCAACTATTTATATTTTAGGGAGATTATTTTCTACCTTTTTTCTACTTATGGATAAAGACATCAAAAAGATTAAAAATTTAAAGATATCAGTGGAGACACACGAGATTCTTAAAACCTATTGTGAAAAGAGGGGTATTAAAATGTACCGGTTCTTGGAAAGACTTATTGTTGAGAAATGTAAACCAAAGAAAGATATATACGGAGAAGATTAAAGTATCTTATCTATAAATTGAATACTTGATTCTAATAGGTTGTCAGTTTTAATCACATCAATTCTTAAAATATCACCTGAATTAATTTGTATTAACTCTAAATCACTACCGTAATAATCATCGTTGATATACACATCAAATGATTCAATATTTATTGTATTACCAATTTTAATATCAACAATATAATTAAATAATTGAGACAAGGTTGTAACACCCGATAAAAATAACGCTTGACTTCCAACACCTTCTTCAACGGGTTTTCTTTTACCACGTCTTGTTGTGGTCTTATCAAATTCAACAACTTGTAAAACTCTTGTGATTGCTGGTGATACTTCAAACTCATCTTCATCAATTAAGAAACCTAACATTGTAAATTCATAACTTTGAATGTAATACTTTCTTTTTTCAACTTCCATAACAGATTCATCAGTAATATTACCCATAACAATTGGGATATAATGACCTTTGATTACAGCGTATGCTTGTCTTGATGCAAATTTTTCAAGGATGACTTGATTGAGTTTATTTAACTCTCTCATTCTATTACAAATAATTTTTATGGAATATGTAATATCCACCGGTACCGGTTGAGGTATTGTATAAACATCCATACCATTTCTTTGACCATCCCAAGTTGGAACTTGAGCATAAAAATATTGTCTTCTATTTGGTATGTTATATAACAACGAAGGGTTTGTACCAAATTTAACTTCGGGTTGTCTAATTGTTGTAATAAAAGGGGGTTCAGCGTTTTTATCTATATTTTGAAAGTTCCAAGTTTCAGTAAACTGAGTCCAATTTTGAGTTGTAACAATAATATCAACCGTTGGAATTGTCTTACCTTCAACAACTACTTTTAATTCATCTTTAACAAAATCTAAAAAACCTCTATCCAAGTCGGCATGCAATAAAGATTTAGGAAGATAAGTTCCGTCTTTATTGATTTTGTCTAACAACTCTTGTCTTCTTGGTAAAAGAGTTTTTGGTTCAGTTAGTGGTAAGTTTTTTTTTATTTTACTTGGTAAACCCATTTTTTTAATTTATTATAAATATTTTGTTCTTAGAATTTATCATTTTTACTATATCCGCCTTATATACGGATTCTTCAGTATCTTTCATAACAAATGAATTATACTTATATGGGTTATAAGTCACAATATTGTTATTAGGTTCGCTCGGCATATCTTCACAAGGATAATTACAATAGTCCACTAAAGTTCCAATTACAAATGAATGAACATTTTTTTGTTTGTCTTGTACGACTTTTTCTCTACCACCTTGTCTAACTTTAAATTCAACATCAACCAATTTAACATAATCGGCGTGGATAACAACTCTATTATTAGACCTAACCGAAAATGTGTGTTTATGTAAGTTATAATAAACCATAACTCTATCACCTATATGTTCTTTAACATCATTGGTGACAGTTTCTAATAGTTTCTTATATTGATTTTCTTTAATTAATATTTTCATTATAACCCTCTAAATTCATTATTTGTTACCGGTGACGCCATAATAGTTCGATAAAAAGGTTTGTAACCACCATAAGTGTGTTTATTGTCCGAAGTCACCCTTCCATCATTATTCACCGTATAGTATCTTACTTTATCTTCAGTTTCATAGTATCCGATATAATCACCATAACTAATATCAATTTCTAATTCGTCCAAATCTCTTTGATAAACAGAAACTTTCATATTACCCGGTTCCATTTGGTCTATTTTAGAATTACCTAAATACTTGTTCTCAGGAGCCATAATTTGAACGTATCCTTTGAACTCTACCGGTGGTAAAAATTTGATACCATCAGATACGGTTTCACCATAAACATCATCAGTTTTGGTCTTGTATCTATCAACACGATATAGGACTAATGTAAAATTCATCCACCCGTGTAACCATTCGGTTCCAAAGTCTTGTTGTAATTTAAAATCCTCCGCTCCGAAGAACTTACCTATCCTTGTTATTGGTACTAAATTTTGCATATTAACTATTTTTTTTCAGATAATTATGGTATGACTCCCTTGTGATTCCCGAACTATTAATAAAAACTTTAGTCCCAATATAATCTTTAATGTTATTAGCAATTTCATTGTTCCACTTACTTCGATATTTGTCCGCAGATATTTGATTATTAATTATCTCACTTTTATCTGGAATTATATAAGTAATACTCATAGAATATTCATTACCTACCATATCTACAGGTCTTATCTTAAATTCAATATCAGATACACCTTCAGGCTTAATGATTTTTATCATTTTACTAATCATTTTCTCTAAAATTTCTTGTGTTATATTCATATATTGATAAATATTGAGAAATGTGTTATATTTTTATAAAAAGATTAAATTTGGAAAATAATACAACTGAAAATTCTAATTTAACAATAGAACAACGAGCGTTAAATCTTCTTGAAACTTATCAGGGGGCAAATAACTACATCCTAAAATTAAAACACCAAAAGGAAACTAACAAAAGATTTTTACCTACAAGGTCTCAATGTGATTATATTATAAATTATTACGAAGTTACACCAAAGGTAGCCAAAAGGTGGGTAGATTTAGACCCCTACTTTGCCAAAAAAATTGCTGATGAAAAATTATTGATTAAAATTCCCGAACAGGTGTGGGTTGAAAAATTGTTGGTTGAGAAAGAAAAATCCTACCACGTTTGGGGGAAAGTATTAGATTCTGAAACTATCCACGATTTTTGGCTACCAAAAGGTGCTTTAATTAAAACACACACAATTAAGGATGTTAAAATTGATTACGAAAAATATTCACACCGACCACCACTTACTCATCAAAAAGAAGCTATTGAGAAACTTGCCGGGTCTAAACGTTTTATTCTTGCCGATGATATGGGATTGGGTAAAACTACAACAACCATTATCGCAGCATTAGAAACCGGTGCTAAAAAAATATTGATTGTTTGTCCGGCATCGTTAAAAATTAACTGGCAAAGAGAGATTGAGAACTATTCAGATAGAAGTGTTTATATATCTGAAGGTAAAAATTTCTCAATTGAACACGATTTTGTAATAGTTAACTATGATATACTTAAAAACTTTTATGACCTCAAAGATAAGGAAAACTCCTTAATTACACAAGGAAATTTTGATTTAATTATTTTGGATGAAGCACATTATGTTAGTAATGGTCAAGCAGCAAGAACTAAACTTGTTAATAGTTTCTCCAAAAGTTGTGAAAGAGTGTGGTTATTAACGGGAACACCAATGACCAACCGACCGATGAATTATTTCAACCTATTATCGTTAGTTGAAAGTCCGGTTTCTCAAAATTGGATGGCTTACGCTATTAGATATTGTCAAGGTTATCAATTCACTGCGGGAACTCGTAAAATATGGAATGTCACCGGAGCGTCTAACTTGGAAGAATTAAGGGACCGAACATCAAGACAAGTTTTAAGAAGATTGAAAACCGACGTTTTAGATTTACCTGAAAAAATTATTACACCGGTTTATTTAAGATTAAAGTCAAAACTTTATGAAGGATTGATGGGTGAATACTATGATTGGTATGATAAGAATCCGGACGAAAGTTCCTCCTTGACGGTTCAATTTAGTAAGTTAATGAAAGTTCGTCAGGTGATTGCCGAAGAAAAAATTAAAGATACTATAGAATTAGCTGAAAATATTTTGGAACAAGATAAAAAAGTTATTATCTTTACCAACTTTACAGACACATTAAATAAGATTGCGGACCATTTTGGAAAACAAGCAGTAAGATTAGACGGTTCAACATCAAAACCTCAAAGACAATACGCTGTTGACCAATTTCAAGAAAATGATAAGATTAAGGTTTTTGTTGGAAATATGGTCGCCGCAGGTGTTGGAATAACACTAACAGCCGCGGAAGCGGTTATTATGAATGATTTATCTTTTGTTCCGGGTCATTTACTTCAAGCTGAAGATAGGGCATACAGATATGGACAAAAAAATTCGGTATCAGTTTATTATCCACTATTTGATAATACAATCGAGGCAATAATTTACGATATGGTAAATCAAAAGAAACAAAATATTAATACAGTAATGGGTGATGATTTAGAAGATAAAGGAGATTTTATCGCTAACATTATGAATAGAATACATTCTAAAAAATAATTTTAGGAATATTCACACTTTTATAAATTTGAAGATATTTATTATTATGGGAAGGAAATTAAAAACCGAAGAGGAAAAAAAAACTAAAGTGTCCGTGGCGTTAGACCGGGAATTATTAACATATTATAGAGCTCTTCATATTAATTTATCCTCACTTGTAAATCAACTACTTAAAGATTATAAAAAAAATGGAAACAAAGATTTGTAGTAAGTGTAAAGAAGAAAAAACCATTTGTCAGTTTGGTTCTCATAAACGAACTAAAGACGGAAAACGAAGTTCTTGTAAAGAATGTAATAGTAAAGATTCTAAAGAATGGAGACAAAATAATCCGGAAAAAGTAAAATTACAAAAAGAAAAATATCTTAAAAAATATTCTCAAAAAAATTTAGATAGAGGTAAAAAATATAGAGAAAATAATCCGGAAAAAGTAATACAAAGGTCTGATAATTGGAGAAAAAACAATTCAGGGTATAGTTCATTATATTATCAAAAAAATAAAAATAAAATAAATATTCAAATTTTAATAAAGAAAAAAAATGACCCAATTTTTAAGTTAAAACATCACTACCGAAGTAAATTAAATAAAATCTTGGGGTCAAAAAAAGATGGAAAAACTTTTGATATTATTGGATGTACCTCTCAATTCTTAAAAGAACATTTAGAGAATCAATTTGTTGGTGATATGAATTGGGATAACCACGGATTATTTGGATGGCACATTGACCACATAATTCCATTATCCTCCGCAAAAACAGAAGAAGAATTGTATAAGTTATGTCATTACTCTAATCTTCAACCACTATGGGCTAAAGACAACTTAAAAAAGAGTAATAAGATACTTATATAACAAACAAGCCTATATGAAAAACACAGAAAACAAAGTTAATCTTATAATTAAAGAGATTAAAAAAAATGAATCGGATAGAAAAATAACGTTAGTGTTATCAGAATCAAAAGCCGAAAAATGTTCACCATCTAAAGTTGAAGAAATTAGACAAGTATTCAACACAAACCCAAGAGTTAAAAATTTATTTAAAAACTCAATCAACAATATCTTAAAAGATGTTTTTCCTGAAAATTATTATGATAAAGGAAAATATGGTGAAGGTGAGATGTCCGGAATATATGATTTAGAACAAGAAGGTCGTTCAGTAATAAACAAATTAAACACAAACTACAATTGTTTTTGTGTGTTACTTCGAGATGTTAACAAAGTTTTAGTATCTCAAAAACAACAACCAATATCATTTCAAAACTCAAATGTTTTCGAACAATTAAATCAAGTTAAAAAATTTGTTAATATAATCGACAAATATAAAGACAGAATTTTTAATCCCGAGTCATCGACATTCCAATCTCTTATGATGGTATTAGGTCAAACCCACGCTTGGGGTCAAAAACGAGAAGACACTACAGTTGAAATCCTTAAAAAACAATTTGGTAAAGATAATGTAAATGCTGTCGGTAAACTTGGTAGTAGTGAAGATATGATTGGTGGAATTGATTGTGAAATAATTGTTGATGGTGAAAGAAAAACTGCTCAAATTAAACCATTCACAAATACCAAAACTGAAGAGGGGTTAACTTATGTTATGGGAGCCGGTAATGTTAAGAAATATAAAACAGACTTGTTAATTTTCTCTAAGAATAATAAAGAAATTTTAGTGTTTGATAACCATAATTCTAAAATTATTGATGGTAATTTTGTTTTTCCTCAGGAAAATTTAATTTATAATCTATCGTGATATTTATAGAGTATGAAAGAAATTATTTTAGAAATATTAAAAGAATATATCAAAGAAAATATAAATGAGGATATTAACAACATTAATTTTCCATTTACAAGTAAAACTTTGCAATCATTAATTAACTCTCAATATGATAAATGTAATGGTTTGAATGACACGAATGGGTGTATTGGACAAATAACAAATGATGAATGTAAAACTGATTATGGTGTCATTGGAGGTCCTTATACTGAAAAAATTATATTTAATAATAAAAATTTAAGTGATTGGTCTGTTGTTAATAGATTTGATACAAATACTAATGTTATAAAAAAAATAGAAGAATTATATAACCAAGATAATAATAAAAATAAATCTAATTTAAAAAAATGGATTAATGATAATTCTAAAGAATTATTTAATGGTAAATATACAAAACAACTTGTTGATGAAAACAAAAAAACATTAGAAAAAGGATATCAAGGTGAAAGTTTTGCTCAAACAATAATTCAAAAAATTTATCCGGAAGCAACAATAAAACAACATTGTGCTGGTGATATAAGAGATAGAAAATTAGGTCAAGATTTTGATGTAATAATTGACAATATAAATTATTATTTTCAAATCAAAACTATTAACAGTGAAGATATTCAAAAATATAATTCTGAAAGAGGGTATTATTATTCAATACCATCTTATAACGAATCTTCTAAATATAAAGAATCAAATGTTGATGTGATTATGTATGTTGATATAGATAAAAATCCTAAAAAATATGTTCTATTCAATAATGATTATAGTAAAATAGTTACTGTACACAGACCTTACTATAATAAAAATATGCCGAAATTTAATATAATTTATTATGAAGAACCGTTAGAAACAAATATAGATTTCAAGGAAAAAGAATCTGAACCCAATCGGATTATTAAACCAAAGTTGTCTCGTTCTAAGGATTTACTAATAAAACAATATCAGAATAGAATAAAACAATTATCACAGGAATTAGAAAAACTCCAAAAAAATGAGAACCCAAATCAAACAACGATGTTTGAAGATATATCACAACAACTACATATCAATAAAAAACGTTTGAAAAGATTGATTGGATAAAATAAAAAACAACACAACTAATTATGGCAATAATAGCAGAACCTCAAAGAACTCAACTTTATACCAGAATTCGTCATCAATTAGGAGCACCCTTAGTTTCTGTTGAAATTGAAGATGAGATGATGGATAGTTTATTAGAACTATCTATAAGTGATTATTCACAATATGTTCAAGATTGGTTAATTGAATCTCAATGGACATCATTGTATAATCTTAACCTTGACACACAATCGTTATCTAGAGCTTTTATAACTAAAAGTTTAGATTATGAAACTCGTTATACTTACGCTTATTCTAAAATTGTTGGACTACAAGCGGGAGGTGATTGGGAACTTAAAAAAGATTATATTGAATTAGTTGCACACCAACAAATTTATGAAATTCCTGCGGGAAGAGAAATAAATGAAATAATGTGGTATACCCCCGCAGAACTTAATAACTTATTATTTGACCCTTGGACTTTTGGTGGTTTAGGTGGTACGGGTCTTGGTGGTCCGGGTGGTTTCTCACAGATGGGTATGTCAGGTTCATATTTTATGATGCCAGCATTTGATATGTTATTAAGAATGCAAGAGATTAACATCCAAAGAAGAATAATTGCCGGTGATTTAACTTATAGAATTACCGCTTTACCTGAAGGTAAAAAGGCGTTACATTTAATGCAAGTTCCGGGTGGTAAATTTGATTTTGGAAACGCGACTATGATGAGAGGTAAAGTATGGTATTGGTATTACGATACTGAAGGTGCCGATAGAGATAAATGTTTAAAAGATAATCCGGACATTATTAAATTACCATCAGATGTTCCTTTTGATGAGATTGATTGGGTTGATTTAAATAACCCTGCACAAGTTTGGATTCGTCGTTGGTTTACTGCATATGTAAAAGAAACATTGGCAAGAGTTCGTGGTAAATTTAGTGGAAACATCAAAACACCTGATAGTGAAATAACTATGGATTATCAATCATTATCTACAGAAGCTAAAGATGAAAAATCAAAACTAATTGAAGAATTAATTGGGGCTGAAGGTAGATTAACACGATTAAAACCTGAAAAGGTTATGGAACGAGAGGCGTTAATTGCTGAGAACTTAAATAAACAATTAAAGTTCAGAGCAATGCCAAGACAAATATACGTAATTTAATTTATATGACATTTATAACAAGAACAAAAACAGGTAAAAAATTATTTGGTACAATGTCCAATTTACCAACACAACCGCCAATTAAAACAATAGTAATTCCGGAACATAGAACAAATGGGGAAGAATTTATTTTGGTTAAAGATATCGATTATTGTCGAATACTTTTAGACCAAAACACAACAGAACATATTGTTATTAAAACATTAACAAAAGTATTAATTTTACCGATGATGGGTCAAATTGATGAACAATATGATGAAATACTTATTGATAAGGGTGCTGCGGTTGAGTTCTTTAGGGTTGACGGAAATTGGTACATTATTAGTTCCGACGGTTTAAAGTTAGAATAAAAAAAGGTGTCGTTAGACACCTTTTCTGTTTTAGTTAATATATTCTTCCCAACCTTCTGATGCTAAATCATAAATATAATCAGGACTCATACCTCGTTTCTCCCAATACTTCACTTCACCCTCACTAATATCCAATACGTCTTCTTTCAATCTATCTTGGTCACCTTCTTTAAATGGGACACCATTGATAAGTTCTGATTGTTCTTTAGTGAAGAATCCTCTATCTTCAGGGTTAGTTACAATTAGTTGTTCTCTAACCTCTTCTTTAAACACAACCAATAACGGACCAATTCGTTTATTAAATGTTGAGATGGCTCTCTCCACATTATAATCGCCTCTCATATCCGGATTGTTTTCAATTTCAGTTTGGTCTAACATATAACAATTTAATTGTATTGCCGAATCAGTATTATCAGCATTTGCTAATCTATAAGCAACATCCGTTGGAACACCATTCATTGCTTCTTTCATTGGTTCGTCAGAACGAACCCAATTATCATCAGACCAAGATTTTTCCCAACCATTTTTTAATAAAAACTTTTCTTTTTCTTTATAATGTGTGGAATCATATGATGAAAAATATAATTCTATTTGTTTTTCAGACCAACCTTTTTTAGGTTTATTCACTTTTTGAACATCTCCGTGAGACGCTTTAATACCATTATTAACATAACTGATAACATCACCTAACGAAACTTTTAAATCGTGTTTAATTGCCAATTCCATATGAGCCATTCTACTCATTAAGGAACCCGCCTTAGTTTTCATACCACATCTTTTTTTATAGTCATCAATAGATAACTTAACCTTAGCTCTCTGAGCAATCTTCATAAGAGGGATATCTTTATCATAGATTTTTTGTAGATATTCATAGTACCACTCAATAAATTCTTGTCCTTTACCTTCCAATAACATTTTAACTCCCTTGTCTAAGAAATCCTCAATATATAATGGAAGTTTCTTAGATTTAATGGTGTTCCCGGTAAGTTTAATTTTACCGTTTGCCTCCATAACCGCATAGTTCTTACGAGCTAAATTAATACACGAAGGCCAAGTTCCGTCAGTATCTAATGCCATCTCACCTCTCATAAAGATATCATTGAACTCAGCAACGTCAGCATCATCTCCGGTATATTCTTTACCCTCTTTAACTTTCCAATTCAAACCTTTACCGACGTATCTTCTGTTTTCCCAACCCTCAGGTTTTGAGAAGTTCACACCATCGGTGTCCATTACCAAAGGAGTGTAACCTTTATTCATAAAGAACTTAATCATCTGACGAAGATATTGTCTTCCGGTACAAGTAATCTGTTCACCCATAAACATATCCCCCCATTCATAAACGTGTGGTGCGGATAACGCCCCAAACATCGAGTTAATGAAAATCTTAATCGGTAATTGTTTTCGGTCATACGATAAAGATTTTTTACGGTCAGATTCATAAAACTCAGAAGCTAAGTTTTTATACATAATACGTGAGTTACGGAAGTAAGCCAACATACCTTTCATTCCACCCATTACATCACACTCAGGGAACACATCGTGAACCAACTGAATAGATGGGTATAGAGAAGAGTAATCGAGTTTTAATACGTTGGTAGAGTAACCCACTTTAAGTAGTCGTGAGAGACCCCCTACGAAGTCGGTTTTCTCTTCTTTTTGGGGTATCGCCAATTTGTTTTTATAAGACCAGGCCAACATAATCATTCTCCATAGAGTTGCAGTTCCCATAGTGGAAACTCTTTCATATGTTGTTGGTACCATTGATGCTAATAGAAACGTTCCTTGGTTGAACTCGTCATCCACTGTCAACGTTTCCTCTAAATCGTCATCAAGATATCTCTCCACAATATTATCACCGGTCACCTTTAAGTATTTCCCGGGAAATCTTGTATCTAAATTATCAAATGATGGATTGTCTGCTTTCTTATATTTTCCGTTCTCAACATTTAACCAATATTCTTCTTTTTTGGCATACATCGGACCAATCTCTAAGTGGTCGATGTAAACACGGTCAGGTGCCTCCGCCTTAATGTATTGGGTAATGTATTTAAGACCCGCAGATTTAATACTTGAGTTAATTGCTTGAGCTCTACGGACTGAGTGGATAATATCTATAATGTTATAACCCCACAATTGAGTTTGAGAATATCTCTCCACCTCGTTTGCAAGTTTTAACATTCCATCCTTTTGTGATATGGGTCTTGAAGGGTTTAATGATTTGGCAATTTTTTTGATGTCTAAGTTAAGTGCTTTACATCTTTCAAATATCCAAAACCAGTCGAAGTTCGCCGAATTGTATCCACCAATAATTGATGGTTTAAGTTCGTCGATGATGTTGAAAAATTCAACCAACCCTTTTCTCTCTTGGTCTTCGTCTGCACACTCAATAACTTTTTGGTATCCTTTATTGGTTTTAATTCCAATCATAAATATACGACCATCCTTTGGTTCCAAAGCGGTCGTCTCCAAGTCAAATCCGAGTCTTGTGATGTCGTTGTATTCCTCATATCCTTTGAATAATCTTTTCTCTCTTGATATAAGAAATTGTTCTACCGGTGGAAGTACCGTTAGTTTTCCTTTTGTTTTTTCACCCCAAGGGTCAACACCACCCTCTTTAAAAAATTGAATAAGTGAACGATAACCCTTCATTGATTTAACCATAAATTTAAGACCTTTCTCTAATCTTTCATTACCTTTGGTTTCTAACTTATCAATGATGATTCCGTGTTTTTTCATTGCCTCTTTTTGTTGGTCTTTAGATTTTGAATAAAAATTCAAATCTCTAAGGTCTCCAACCCAAGCAAATGCCGTAAATGTGTCTTTTTTGATTATTTTTCCCTGACCCGGGATTTCTTTGATTTTGTAGATTGCGTCGGTGACGTAATCATACTCGATAGCAACTATGTGCTCTTCGGGGTCATTCCCTTCAAGGAATGCCTTAATTTCTTCTTGTGTTACCATATTATATTTTTTTAGAGTGACATATTAGCACCGATTAGAATCGGGTTTGTCTTGTTCCTATAAATATATTGGAAATGTTTGGTTAAGTCAATTATGGTCTACTTGGGGTTGGTGTAATTGTTGGTGTAGGTGTTAA